AAAGCACAAGCAGGTATAAATCCTAATAAGAAAGGGATGGATATTGCACAGTCTTTTGGAGCTTCCAGTAGTTATGCTAGGAAGTATGCACTTAATGGATTGTTCTTGATTGACGATACTAAAGATGCTGATTCTACTAATACCCATCAAACGGAAGAAGTAGATGATAAACCTTGGTTACAAAAGGGTTCTACCCAATTTAATAGTGCCAAGAAAGCTATATCAAGCGGTAAATTTACCATCAATGATATACGAACCAAATACAAGGTTAGTAAAGAAGTTGCTACTTTGTTGTTAGATTAATTGTTTAATTTTTATTTATTATTATGAGTACTACAAATCAAAAAGAGAGAATTTATGTTGGCAAAGGAACTAAAGCAGGTCAGTTTGACTTGACTAACATTTCTGTTTGCATTGACAATTGCGAACCCCATATTTTCGAGTACAATGGTAAGCGTTATGTGAAACTTACTGTAGGTGGATTACGTGAGCCTGATCAATATGGTAAAACCCATAGTGTTTGGATTAACGACTATAAACCAACTGGTCAGAATCAAACTCAAGGAACAACTCAGAAAACAGTTGCTTCAAACGTGAAAGAAGCTGATTTACCATTTTAGTAACTATAATAAGGGTGGAGATAGTATCAAAGCCCTTTTTATTTAACAAGACAAACAAAGATGATTAAGACTACAGAGAGGTTTACAATTATTAATTTAGATATGATGGATAAGCTAGACCTAAACTATAAAGAAATATCGGTTTTAAACTATATAGATTCCCTTTGTAAGAATGGAGTGAAGAATTATTGTTTTGCCAGTAATAAAACGATTTGTAAGGAGCTTAAATTAAGCGAGAGAACCTTATACAGAATCCTTAAATCTTTAGAGGCAAAAAACCTAATTACAAGGAAAACAAAATCAATTGGATATGAGGGTAAAGAAAGAAGAATCTTTAGTAATATTCCAAGTGCCAAAATGACAGATATATATAGATAGTATAATACTAAGTGTTATATACCTTAGAACTAACTATAAAAGAAATATGTTATATACTTAGTACTATAGAGACCAAATAGAAAAACAAGATGATACAAGAATTTATTAACCTTGGCATTGAACTAAGAGGAAATAGTCCTCAGCAAAAAGTGAAGTGTCCAAAGTGTCAAAAAGATAGACGAAACAAACACGATCTTCCATTATCTGTGAATTTAACTGATGGGGTATTTAAGTGCCACCATTGTAATTGGACTGGTAAGGTGGGTCAAACAATTAGTAATTTCAATATGAGTCAGCCATATTCTTTGCCAAGTGAAAATTATTTAGTTCCGTTAAACGGAGATGGCAAAAAGGTGTTAAACGAAAGAGGTATAACTGATGAGGTTATTGCCAATAATAAAATACAATCAACCCAGAACGGAGACAAGATTGTTTTCCCTTACTACAGAGATGGCAAACTAATTAACTATAAAACTAGAGGTATTGATTCTAAGATGTTTACTCAGGCGAAAAATGCCGAACCTATAATTTATAATTACGATAATTTAGTAGGGGAAAAGAGTATAGTTATTTGTGAGGGAGAGATTGATTCTCTTAGTTGGGAAGTTGCAGGAGTTAAATCCCATACTTCGGTTAATATGGGAGCTCCAAACGTTAATGATAAAAACCTCGACAATAAACTCAAGTGTATAGATAACTGTTACGATGTGTTTGAACAAGCTAAAGTTGTGTTTGTGGCAACTGATAACGATGAGAATGGAAGATTCCTACAGAAAGAGTTAATTAGACGTATTGGCACTGAAAAATGCAAATTAGTCGATTTAAGCCCTTTTAAAGATGCAAATGAGGTATTAGTCCACGAAGGTGTAGAAAGTCTCCAGAATCGCCTTAGAATGGCTTCAGACCCTAAAGTAGAGGGTGTTTTTCAGGTAGAAGATATAAAGTCCTCTTTGATAGATGGATTTTACAATGGGGTTGAACGAGGCACAACTACCTATATAGAGGCTGTAGATAAGGCTTGGACTTGGAGAAATGGGGAGGTTAATATTTGGACTGGGTATCAAAATGAAGGAAAGTCGTTATTCTTAAATCAATTAGCTTGTTTGAAGGCGGCAATGGAAGGTTGGAAGTTTGCTGTATTTTCTCCTGAGAATATGCCAATGAATGATTTCTTTAATGATATTGCTGAGATGTATATTGGCAAATCTACAGACCCTGCGTATCAATTAGACCAAATGTCTATATTGGAATATGAGGAGGCACTTGAATTTATCAATGAACATTTCTTTGTTATATACCCCCATAAAAACTTTCTGTTAGAAACTATACTAGACAAGGCTAAAACTTTGATTAGGCAAAAAGGAATAAGAAGTTTAATAATTGACCCTTACAACACTATTCAACATAAAATGAGGTCTGGGGAACGAGAAGATTTATATATATCTAGGTTTATGAGTGATTTGAAAAGGTTTGCAGTAGACAATGATATTTCAATTCATTTAGTAGCCCATCAAATTACCCCTCGTAAAGGAGACAATGGATTATATCCTAAGCCTGATATAAACTCAATAAAAGGTGGTGGAACGTTTGCCGACAAGGCTGATAACGTAATGTTTGTTTGGAGACCTAATAGGGCTATGAACTTTTCAGATAAATTCGTTACCTTTGGTTCTCAGAAGATTAAGAAACAGAAATTAGTAGGAATCCCACAAGATATTGAGCAGATCGAATTTAACATAAAGGAGCAACGTTATTACTTTAATAACGAAACACCTTTTACTAAAGTCGATGAAAAAAGAAGAAAAGAACGTAAAAACACTCTCGCTTCCCTTATTCGTAACGAATAGGTCTGGGAAACGTAAATGGATTACAATGAATAGCTATCGTAATTGGCACTATCAGGAGAACAATAATATAAAGCGATGGTTTAAGCGAGATGTAACTCAACAGCTAAATTTTGTTATAAAGGGAGCTGTAAGGATTGAGTACTTTTACTTTGCTCCTGATAAAAGAACAAGAGACTTAATGAATGTGGTTAGCGTTATTGATAAATACTTTCAAGACGCTATGGTTGAATTAGGATGTATTGAGGCAGATGATTTGTCAATCGTAAAGGAAGTTAGTTGTATGTATATGGGGATTGATAGAGAGAATCCAAGGCTAGATGTAATGATAACTAAACTATAGACTATGTATATACAATTTTTTCCCATTTACGGATTTACAGTAGGATTCAACTATTGGAATTCAGATATGGATGGGATAGAGGCTGAGGAGACCGAACACCTCTTACAAATTATTCTTGGCATAATAGGAATATCGATCCATATATGGAGGAGCAAATAATAAAAATACTTGCTGATAAGCAACAGGATTGGTTTTATATGGCTAAGTCTTTTGGAGTTAGTGATGAGGATGCTAATGAGTTAGTTCAGCAAATGTATATTAGAGTGTGCGACTACGTTAAAGATGTAGAGAAGATAATGTATAATGATACTGAGGTTAACACCTACTATGTTTATGTTACCCTTAGAAATCTATATCTTTCTGGATTCCATAAATCCAATAGTAAAACTTCTTATATAGAAGATTTGCCAGAAGATATTGTAGACTATAGAATAGATAATATAAAAATAGAAGAAGAGAAGGAATACTTTGACAAGGTTATAGATAAAGTAGAAAAGATAGTTGATGATTGGTATTGGTACGATAAGAAAGTATTCAATATCCATTTCTATGAGGAGATGAGTATGAGAAGGATATCGAAGGAGACAAAAATAAGTTTAAGTTCAATTTTTAATACATTAAGTAATGGCAAAAAGAAAATCAAGAGCCAAGCAATCGAAGAGTACAAGCGATACCTCGATTCAAAAGACTAAGTCAACTGGGCTTGGAGATACTGTAGAAAAGGTATTTCAGGCTACTGGGGTTGATAAAGTAGCGAAGTTTGTCCTTGGCGAGGACTGTGGGTGTAGTGATAGACGTGAGGTCTTGAATAAGATGTTCCCTTACCAAAGACCTGAGTGTTTAACTGAAGATGAGTATAACTATCTTAAAGGGTATTTTGAAAGAAAGAGTAATACAGTAACTCAACAAATTCAAACAGAAATCCTAATGATATACAATAGAGTGTTTAAGGATAATGTAGAACCTACAGGATGTGGGTCTTGTTTCCTAAACAATGTCCATAAGAAACTAGAGCGAGTGTATAAAGAATATAAAAATGAGTAGTTTTATAATTGGATATATCGGTTTTAGAATTTTAGAATGGGGTATTGTTAAACTATTTTATTTCTTTGCCAATGAGTGATAGTATAAAAAAATGGGAAGAGCTTATGGAATCAGGCGGTTATACTACTAACTCAACCTACAACCATATACCAAAAGATCCTATAGTAGAGAATGTAATAAACATTATGAGGGCGAGAAGCAGAGAAGGGATAGTAAAGTATGGGACTACTCTTTATGATTCTCCAGATGGGTTCTATAAGTTCCTAAACCATCTCCAAGAGGAGCTTATGGATGGGATACTCTACATAGAGAAACTAAAACAACAGAAATGAAAGAAAGTATCTTAATTAAGATGAGGAGAGATTTAACCTTGGCAATGAATGGGGTTGCTCTCGCCTTAAAGAAAATAGAAAAAATAGAAGAACAATTAAAACCAAAAGAAGATGCCACTATTAAAACCAAAGAAGTACGAGACGAATAAACTGTTTATACAAAGATGTATGGGGAACGCAAAGATGGGAGAAGAATATCCTGATAGAGAACAGCGTTTTGCAGTTTGTCAAACTATATGGAAAGATAATTTTACCCCTAAAAAGTAATTTTTTTTAGTATTGTTGAAAAAATGTTATATATTTGTTTTAAACAAGCAGATATATAATGGTACGGATATTAAAAACTTTATTAGCGACTCCCCAGATTATTATCGTGTTTGTCCTACTCTTTATTCTATTTATTATAGAGGGGGTTTTAAATGCAACGACATTTATACTTAAATCTTTAGTAGATGGAATAGGATGGGTAATTAGACAATTGTTAAACTTGATTAATTTAAAATGAGAGATTATGGGAAAAACAAAAGAAATGTTTGCCAAAATGAATCACGAAGATTCAGCCTTAGAATTCTATAGTAGATTAGAATTGTTAAGGGAGATGCAGGAGGAACTGGTAGATCCAAAAGTTCCAGAGTCAGTAAAAAGAATAATACTTAAAACAATACTAGTTTGATTAATAAGAAGCAAAAGACCATCGTAACGCTAGATGGTAAGTTTTGGGATAAGCAGGAGCTCCTAGAGAAGATGATGGATGATGAGTTTTATTACAATTATCTAGGGGTAAATGCTTTATCTAGTTCGGCTTGTAAAAAGCTACTCGATTCTCCCAGAGCGTATCAAGATAGCCTAATAACTAAGTCTGGCAATGATAACCCTAACTTTAGGATAGGACACTTATTCCATTGGGAGATATTAGAACCAGAACGCTACAAAGAATTACATTTTGTAGACGCTAAGAGAAAAGACTCTAAAGTATATAAAGAGGCTTTAGCTGAATATGGGAGTTATAATACCTATACTATAGGAGAGAGGGATAGTGCCAAGAGAATGGTTGAAAGTTTCCTTGGCAATCCAAAGACTTCCCACTTCTTAAAGGGGACTCGTTTTGAAGTTCCTGCTGTAGGAGAGATTAAAGGTTTGCCATT